TCCATACTACCAGAAATTGTTTGAGAACTTATGGGGATTGTCTGTTGTTGAACGAATGTTGGACAGGTTGATGGCATTTGATTCTGCAACACAGGGGTCGGCACAACTTCTTTACAAGGCGTATCTACGAGTCTTGAAGATTAACAACTTCAGAGAGGGACTTGCAACTGGTGGTAAAGAGGAAGCTGCAATCCTTAAGCAGTTTCAATACATTCGTATGCTGCAAACGAATGAGGGTCTGACTGTTCTTGATGGTGAGGACGACTTTACAACATACAACTACACGTTTTCTGGCATCTCGGATGTATTGAAGGAGTTTGGCCAGCAAATCAGTGGTGCAACAGGAATACCACTTGTACGATTGTTTGGTCAAAGTCCGTCTGGGTTTAATACAGGGGATGCCGACCTTCGGAATTATTATGACCATATATTGAAATTGCAGGAAAATCAATTAAGACCACACCTGGACAAATTACTATCAGTGATGGCAATGTCCCTATTAGGCAAGTCACTTCCCGAAGATCTAGAATTCAAGTTCAACCCTCTTTGGCAGATGTCCGAGGTTGAAAAGTCCCAGATTGCCTCGCAAGATTCGGCCACTATGGAAGGGGCGTACAATGGCGGACTTTTGACAAGGAAGACTGCATTGAAAGAGCTTCGGCAAACATCCAGAATAACAGGCAGGTTTACAAACATAACAGATGAAGATATCGAGAATGCCGAGGATGAGCCACCGCCTGCTCCTGGTGGTGGATTGCCGTCGGAGAGCGAATTGCCACTTGAGGAGGAATCTGAAGAATCCTTACCAGAAGATGCAAATGAAAGAATGGGTGGTGCTTCACCAGAAAATCTTGGTAAAGAATTGTCAACTGGTGACAGGGTAAGTTTCCGGGACATGATCAAAGATTTCTTTACTAAGAGGAAAAAGACATTTGATGAGTGGAAGGAGTCCGATCATCCACGCGGCCAACCAGACAATCCCGGCCAGTTTGTTGAGGGTGGTGGGTCAAAGAAGGCCCCTGTTCAGCAAGAGTCTTTGAAAAAGACAAAGGAAAAAGCAGAAGATAAGAGGAATATGTTGCAATCAACAATGGTTGATGGTAAGAGGGTTGGCTCTGATGGAAAGGAACTTCCAGCACATATAGTTAAGGCAAAAATTCCTCCTGCATGGACTGATGTGATTTACAGTCCGAATCCAAAGGCCGAGATGCTTGTCAAGGCGAAAGACGCCAAAGGAAGGACACAGTACATTTATTCCGAAGAGCATTGGGAGAAAGTTGACAGGGCCAAGTTCGCAAGGATTGCCGAGCTTAATAAGAAATTTGATTCGATATATCAGCAGAATCAAAGGAATATCAAGGGCAAGAAAAGAGGGAATCGTCCTGAGGAAGGAATAGTTCTTTCTCTTATTATGCAAACAGGAATTAGGCCTGGAAGCGACGAGGACATGCTTGCGGAGAAAAAGGCCTATGGAGCGACTACATTAGAAGGAAAACATGTGCATCAAAATGAAGATGGAACTCTTACATTGGATTTCATTGGTAAGAAGGGCGTACAAAACAAGATTGTTGTGAAAGACGACTTCTTAGTTGGCATTCTTTCTGAGAGGGCAAAAAAGGTTGGTCCTGATGGGAAAATATTCAAGATTGATAATCTACAGTTGCTAAAGTATGTTGCATCGCTTGATGGTGGAAAGTTTAAGCCGAAAGATTTTCGGACACTGATTGGTACAAAACATGCAATGGAAGAGATTCAAAAAACTGAGCGGCCAGCCGACGAAAAAAGTTACAAAAAGGAGGTTATAAGAATCGCCAAAATGGTTGCAGAGAAACTGGGAAATACGCCTGCTGTAGCATTAAAATCCTATATTTCACCAGTTGTATGGCAAGAGTTTAGGCCTGCATAGATCTGCAATCGAATTGCCAGGATTAAGTAAAACAATTGTTCTTAGTTGTTTTATAGTATCTTAAGTATTTAATTTTATTGGATTTAGTAGTTCTTATTTATAAACATATATCTTTGAAGAAACAATTGTTTCTGGTTAATTTAAACCCAATTGTTAAATTATTAGTAGTATTAATAAATTTTAAGAAAAGTTACAAAAAGGAGGAAACATGTCAGATTATATAGGGGATTTACCCGATGTGCATTTCGGAGAAGCTTCAGAAAAAGAAATTAACTGGAGGGCAGAGAAAATCGATGAGGAAAACGAGGATGCTCCAGCATCTGATGATTTGATTGCTCAGATTGGTTTTAATCCTGACGACTTGGAGGAAAAATGAAACAGAAGATATTGAAAAAGTGCAATGTGCCAAAAGATTTGATTCCTGGTGATTTGAAAAGAAATCGGGAAAAATTAATCAGGGCGCAGGTGCCACCACATTCAAAAGTACCAACTAAGAATTGGTATCGAAACTTTGGCAGGATAAAGTGGGATAAATAATGGCTGTTGTTATTCCATATCGCACAACTGATGCTAAGAAGCCAGTTATTGTGAAGAGGCCTAAGAGGGAGGCTCCCTTTCAGAAGAGCCAACGACTTCAGGAGCAATTTGCAAGATCGCTTCGGGGAGTCGCGCGTGAAGTTGGCAAGCTGATCAAGGGTTACAATCCTCAAGATGTTGTTTCGACTCAGAAGCTAGTTCGTGCATTGAGGCAGTACGCGGACATACTCGGCCCATGGGCATTGCATTTGTCAAACAACATTTTGACATCTGTTGATGGGCAAGACAAGGCTGCATGGCGACAGCATACAAAAACGATGTCTTTGGCGGTCAGGAATGAAATACTAAATGCACCAACTGGCGAGGCATTTAAGAAGTTAATGAATGAGCAGGTTGCATTGATTCAGTCTATCCCTCTTGAAGCTGCTGAGAGGGTGCATAATCTTGTAACTGAGAATCTCGCTCAAAGTGCAAGGGCTGATGATATTGCTAAGAAGATTTCAAGTACAGAGAATGTTACCAAGTCAAGAGCGAATTTGATTGCGAGGACAGAAATTGCAAGGGCGGCAAGTGTATTGACACAGGCAAGGGCGGAACATGTTGGCAGCACAGGTTACATCTGGAGAACATCTAAAGACTTGATCGTCCGGGAAAGCCATCGCAAGATGGAGGGTAGGTTTGTGAAATGGACTGAGCCACCTATTTTAGACGGTATGACTGGACATGCTGGCTGTCTGCCAAATTGCAGATGTTATCCAGAACCAGAGGTCCCAGACGCAGAATGGTAAGGAGGATAAAATGTTATTCGAGGACATGGAAATCAAGAATGGGAGGGTTGTAACAAAAGACGCCGGTACAGAAGAGGAACTGGTGGTTGTTGTCCGAGACCCAGACGATAGTCTGATAGATTTTCTTAAAGCTCTTGCCCGACATGCAAATCCCGGACATACTTTCACTGTCATAATGGATCCTGAGGGAGACAATCAAGAAACATTTGGTTTTGATGGCGACGGGTCGTTCAGGATCGTTTCAATCAATGGTTCAAACAAGTTTGGGAAAACGAATGATGAACGCGGTATGGGGTCTTGTGGAGGAGAAAGGAAGTTTGATGGCTCAGGTATGGGCATTGGCAATAAAAACTTGGCGCCAGAAGAGCTTTTCAAAGACATGTGCAACGACCAGATCAATTACTATGATTTGATCGTGTCTATCGCCAGACAAATGAACAACCCAAGAATTACAAAGGAGGATGTCAAGAACCGACTTGTCCGAATGTTCAAGCAGGTTGTAGAAAGGCCTGGATTAAAGAATCAAGAGGGCGAGTATGTTAAGTTTGATGAGGGTGAGTTTGACAATGCTTTTCATCAATTTAGAACTGCAAAGGCAAACAGGATGGTCTATCGGCCAACATAAGGAGATTTATGAATTTTCTTAATCCGGCAAGTAGGAAGAAGTTGGTTTCTATGCTTCTAAAGGGAGAACAAAGGACTTCTCGGTTGGCTAAGGAATGTGGTATCTCTTTAGGTTCAGTGATTAAATGGCAAAGATATCTCACCCCATCAACTACAAAATGTAGGTGCGGCAAACCATTGTTTCATGATGGCAAATGCGCGATGGTCGCAACCAACAAACCAGCATCAGCTACAAGCATGTCGGGAGGACAGCAGAGGGGAACTAAAACTACTTGGATAAAATACATGCTTGAGAATCCATACTACTTTATTGGTTTGTTTGGCCATCCGTTCTCAGAAGAGCAAGTAAAACAGGTTGCAGAAGTTAGTTTTTCACGTCAAACTTGTGAGTGTTGTGGTAGGAGACTAGAATCTATTAAGTGCATTC